GTCTCCGCTTTGATTTGTTTGAAAACCATTTCCTTCACCGGAAGTATATCCACCCGGATCGCTTTTTCTTTTTAAAGAACGACCAGCAGCTACGTCAGGAGCAAAGCTTGTTCCCGGAGCACCAGTGTTATCTGGGAGTCCACTAAGATTAGGAGAATCGTATAATAAAGTATCAATAACATTAAATGGACCCGTGTGAGGACCATCTATTATTCTTACTCCGTCTGTTCTACTGCCTCCATTTTGTATAGCCATTGTATCAGCTATGTGGTCTGCAGCAATTCCTGCACCCATTGCTGTTTCAGCTATTAAATAATAAGAATGAGGTTGTATTGCTTGCCCCGCTGGAATTATTTGCCAATTTCCAGGACTACCTCCTGATCCGGGGGTTTTAAAAGAAGCACCACCTGCTTGTATTTCCCAACCTTCTAAACTAATAGCAGTATCAGTGGGATTATACAAAACCACCCATTCAAAATTAGTATCGAGGCCTGGGATATCGTATAGGACTTCAGCTATAACAACATTGCTAGCTAATTGATTTGGCATCGCCGGTTGTAATATTATGGATTCTACGCTACTGTCTAACTGCATATCTTTAAATTTTTATTAAAGTACAATTGGATACTGTCTTTTCTTGCATCCAACTATTGTATAAGCACCGCCGGCTGGAATAACATTTCCACCACCATCAGTAAATTCAAATTTATTAAGATATATTTCCAATTCAGGATTATTTGTTAGAAAAGCTACTGGAAATTCAGGGGCATCGTCATCTTGGTTGTCTATTCCCCATATTTTAATATGAGACGCAACAACCGCCGTAAGATCTGCAAAGATCATTTTAAACACAGGAGAGTGATCAAATCCATGTTGTTCTTCCGATCCGATTTGCCAGAATCCCATAGATGTACTAAATCCTGCTTTTTGCGTTGTTATAAACGTTGGTAAATAATCAGTGCCCGGTGTGGTTGAGCTAAAGTCTGCTAAATTTATTAATTCTACTGCGCTACTTAATATCATTTTAATCTATTATTAATTTTTATATCGTTGCCGATTTTGTAAGTATCACCAATGCTCTCACATCAAAACTATACTTATCACTCGGGTTAGTTACTTTTATTTTATTTATAAAATCCGATGGATCAACTGTTTCAGGATTTGTAAAAATACTAAAAAAATTATACATTGGATACGTGCATTCTTCATTGTTTGCATTTGTTATAGTGATCCATGCTTTTTTCGCCTTTAATGGAACCTCTTCTCCATTAGAATCTTCGAATTGGTAATCAATATATAACAATAGTCCCCTTGCATACAATTTTTCTTTACTTAAATCTTCACTAGGAGAGGCTATTTCTATTTCATTATCGAATAGCGTTATGGATTCATCTAAGCAACCTTCACATGACTTAGGTATTTCTAAGTTATAACACCTATATCCATCTACGGGATACGCGAATTCATCTAAACAAAACTGAGCTGTTGTGGTATCGCAATCAGAAACTGTAAAACACTGATCTATTAATGTCATTATTGGTTTAGTGGGTATTGTTCCACATGCAGTATTTAAACAATTGTTTGCCATCTATTCATTATGTTTTTTATCTAATCCAGATAAACCTTTACCTAAACTAGTAGAAGTGTTAATAATTTTTTTCTTTTTGACCGGTCGACCTTTAGATTTCTTTTTCTTGTTTGCAGAGGGCCGTTTTCCTTTATTAATAGGTCTTTCTCTTATAACTACTTCTTTTTTTATATATTCGTCTTTTTTAGGTTCTATCTTCTCCTCCTCTTTGATTTCCTTAATTTCTTCTACTTCATCGTTTTTAGACTCAGATGAATTAGAAGTTGCGGCTTTAATCTCCTTCTTTTCATCTGATTCATCATTTGACTTTGAATTTTCATCATCAAACTTAATATCTTCTGGAATTCTATTAAATATCTTTGAATATTGCATTTTTTTATTTTCCCTCCAATTTTTATCTCGGGCTCTTTCGTTTAATACACTTGCGTTTTCATCGGGTGATATCTTTATTCCAGACGGAATAGTTTTTTCCTCATCCTTAATTTTATTTAGTTTTTTAATTTCTTCAGGATTTCTTTTCCATATTATATTTACTATTATAATTAATACGACCGCGAGCGGATCAAATACGAATATTATTAATAGCATAAACCAATTTATAACAGTATCCATAGGCATGTCTAAAACCTTTGCTAAATACTTTAAAGGTCCTAATTCGCGCTCAGCTTCATTAGAAAGCTCTTTATTTAACATAACTATATCCAATTTAGATATACTATCTGAAGCAGCTTCTATTTTTATAGCTATAGTATCTCTATCAGATATTGCTTTATTTAATTCTTTTTGAAGAGCCCTTCTTGTAGAGCTAGACGTTGTGGTTATCAACTGTCCTGATTCCCTATCAATATATTGAACCTGATGGGGATTGGAAATAGATATTCTTAAATCATTTATTGATTTTACAAGTTGTGTTTTTTCATTAGATAGTTCTGTTTTACTTTCAATGAACCTATTTTTTTTCATTTCAATAACAGCTAATTCTTTATTAACTATCTCTGAATGAGCTGCCGTTGTTTCATATGCACTAGAAAGATATCCGTATATTCCTGCGCTCGTTATAAACATTAATGTTAAAACAGCAATTGTTAGATATACCCTTAACCAGGCACTTAATTTTTTCCAATATGTATGAAGAAGCGAAGCTCCTAATAGTTTTCCTACTTCTAATGCACTTGCCATTATAATAACCCCGAACGCAGCACCTGCGAACAATTTAGATAAACCAAAAACTGAATAATATGCAGCGATTCCTGCAATAGATAAGGCCACTACTGGGGTAAGGTAGGCCAATAAACCTCTTCTCATTTAATTATTGTTTATTTTTATATATTTATGGGATCATATTAATAATGAGAGGAGTGTATTTTATAAGTAGTATGCTTATAAATGTTAAATATGATATAACCCAAATTATATTAATTGTAGAAACCTGTTTAAAAGCAAAGTCTAAATGAACAATGTATCCATAATAATCTAAATTTTTTACTCTTTCTGCTCTAGTTTTTATTAATTCTAAAATATTGTGATTTATAAATATATCATTGTGTTTAGCTATTGCTTTACCAATAAAACTTAATTCAAACTTTTTTAAATCATCTCCTTCTCCGCCATATAATAATGTTTCAGCCTTTAAGTTAACGCCATATGTTAATCCAAACATTATTCCATTTCTATAAAAACCCCTTTCCTTTAAAATTCCTACTCTTTCTAATTCTAATATAGATTTTCTATAAATAGAAAATAAATATATTTCCTTTATAATTAAAAATAATTTTTTTATAATAAAAATAGGATTGATGAATTTAAGTAATGCTTTCATTGTATTTTAGCTTTAAAGTTTGGTAAAAGCTCTAATAGTTTTTCGTTAACCAATGGATCTTTTTTTAGCATAGATTTCTTAATTTCAAACCTTGCTTTTCTTAATTTTGTTTTAACTGTATTTTCTTTCATATCATATTTTAAAGCTATTTCCTTAACTTTATCATTGTTAACTATTTTATCAATAGCTATATTTTTTAAAACTTCGTCATTTAAATTAAATATTTCTAAAATGGTTTTATCATATATAGAAGATAGTTCAATTTGTCTTTCTTCTTCATTATTGCTTAAATCATTACCTTTAAATATATCCGAGAAGACCTCGTTAATTTCTATATAATAAGGAATATCTTTATTTTTTCTATCAAGATAATATAACGTTTCATTTTTAGCTATTGTAAATGCCCATGTCGTAAACCTACCGGTTTCTGGATTAAATTGATGTATGTTTTTAAATATTTTATGTAATGTAAAATGTAAAGCTTCTTCTGTATCATAGTCATTTTTACAAAATTTCCATATATGGTATTTTAACTTTGGATATATTAATTCCGCTATTTCATTCTTTTCTCTTTTAGTATATGTTCCTTTTTTTAATTTTAATGATATTTCCTGTATCCTATCATTTATTTGTTTGTTAATTGATTCGAATCCGGTTGAAGTCTTAGGTGTTGGCATATTTTTTCTGTGTTTTTTAACGCTATTATTGAAATAGACTTTATATTATACTAAGTTTTACTTATTGTTTAAATACTTTACTATATTTAAACATCTTGAACATTTTTCATATTCTTCTATATCCATCCTTTCAAAATATGATAGCGCATTCTTAAGAGCTGGAATATAATCCTTTTTCTCTATGGTTAAGGATGAAGAAACGCCACCAATATTTAATTCTAATACTTTTATTTCTGATGGTTTTTCCTTATATGATTTTTCAATTGAATCTAATATTGCATCATATACAATATTTTTGTTTTCGGCAAGAACTGTGTCTAATGGAATTTGCTCCGTTATTTCTAGTCTTTTAAATGGTGAGTTAATATTCTTTTTCATCTTATATGGTATTTTATTTTTATAAAAATATTTGTACAAATATTATACTAAATATTTTTTACTTTTTAAAAAAATTATCTCTATCTTTTCTCATTTGGTTTAATACATCTAAATCGAATACGTTTTTATTATCAGATTTAGCTTTACTTGTATTTAAATTTAAACTATCATTTAATTCATGTAGTCTATTGAAATCAAATGATTTTTTATTTAAATTCATATTAATATTTAATATTTTATCATATAATTCATTTTTATATTCAGTAGAAGTATTTTCATAAACTTCGTTTCCAATTTCACTAAACTGTGGAGAATCGAAAAATGGAGAAAGGTTAATTGAGGTAATAGCTAAATCATCATTTCCATTTTGACTTCTATATGTTCCACCTCTAGATTTACCAAAACATGATAATTCTAAAAAAGTATCATATTCATTTGGAATTATCTTATTAATGGAAACTAAATATTTAAACTTTTCACAATATCTTAATTTATTAGTTGGTCCAAGCCTAACGCCTACTTTTAAATTTTTTGCCATTTCAGTGTGTTTAGTGTGCACCATTTGTCCCCACCAATATTCCTCATTTGTTTCTAATCTATTAGCTATTAAGTCTCCTTTATGATTTAATTCTAACACAATTCTAATGTTTTCAGGATTAAACACACTATATGCTAAAGTTTCTAAAGCAATAGAAAAATCTCCAATGTTTAAATTATTAGACCTAAACGTTCCAATTTGAACCAAGGAGAGGCAGTCTAATTCCTTTCTAACGGTATTCTTTTTCAATAAGAGATTTTTTACAGGCAATGGAACCAGTTTAAATATGTTTATTACAGAATAATCTGCGCCAACGCCATCAGCTGTGTCTACAGAAAATACAAATTTAGAATCATCGTTTCTAAAATCATCCATTGTAAGTTTAGAATATTTTTCATGGAAATACAAATAATCATTAATAAAAAATAAATCTTCTCGTAAATCTAATGAAGCTGGAATATATTCAGTTTTCATTATATCTAGTTTCTTTAAATCATTTGAAGCTAATAGTAATCTATCTGACGAAAAAAACTGTAACCCATATTCCTGATTAAAATCTGTTTCAGATCCCATATTAGCAATGGTTTTCTTTTTCCACATTTCATCTCTTCCCGGAACCTGCCACCAATCTACTCTCATTGGATTGTATTCATTTACTCTATCTATGGCATCTTTCCATATTTCCCAAAATTTATTTCTTCCATTGGGAGTAGAAGTTATAACTATTTTAGCATTAGGATCTTCAGTAATCGTTGGTAGAATAGCTCTATAAAACCTATCTAAGTTAGATTCTGTTATGTGAGCAAACTCATCTATATACAAAAAGTTAACTGTCATACCAATACCAGATTTTTTAGTGGTAGTTCTTAATATTAACCTACTGTCGTTATCAAATCTTATACTTGATTCATTTATTTTTTGAATACCCGGTTTCATATAAAATGGTAAGTTATCTAACACGATTCTTATTTTTTCCATTATTTCTTTAGTAGTATTCATATTATCTGCTACCATTAATACATTTTTTTCTGAATGAAATAACATGAACCAAACTATATAAATTCCAGTAGTAACAGTTTTTCCTATTTGTCTACTTGCTAATAATATGTTATATTTTTCATTATGTATAGAATCTATTATTTGTTCTTGATAGTCTCTAAGTCCACCTGCGTTTTCTACAGATTTATTTCCAGTTGGCGTTTTAATAAACGCAAACTTTTCTGCAAAATACATTGGATTTCTTTTACATTTTTCTAGTTCTTCCCATTCTTCTGGAGTATATTCAAATGGAAGCCTTGCTCTTTTAAGAAGTATATCATTATCTTTGAATGGGGTACTCTTCATTCCACGAATATCCATTCCTTCACCTTCAACTCTATTAAGTATATTGTTTACTTTTTCTGAGTTCCATATAAAACTATCGTCGTTTCCATTTATTCTAGATATTCCTAGTGCTGAAAACGATCCTGTTGATGAAATTATATTTTTCATATAAATATTTTATATTATTTCTGTTACATCAATTATATCTGGCCCCTCTTCGTCCTTCTCAATTGTAATATTAGTATCTTTAATAAGTGTTGATTTATTAGCAGGGTCTATTAATTCTTTATCAACTTCATTTTGTTCAGTTTCCGGTAGAGCATCTACCATATTTTTGGTGCCAACGGTTATAAAAAATTCTCCTTCATTTGGATTTGATTCTATTTTTAAATTAGTATTATCATTAGCGGGACCTTCTGAATTTATTTTTTTGTAAGTTTCTTCTAAGAATAACATATAATTAGCTTGAGTTTGAGTAACTGATCTAAGCTTATCTTGTAATTGACCAAACACTTCTATTAACCTAGGATGAGTGTTTCCTGTTGTTATTTCTTCCATTATTTTAGTAATAGTAATTTTAAGTGTCTTTATTTGAAAAAACATATTAGATATGTTTAATGTATCTAATTCCTTTTTATTTTTTACATAGTTATTTTTTTCTAGTATCCCTAATTCTACATAATATTCAAGTAATGAATCTGTAATGTCTTTAGCTTTATCAGTAAACTGTTTACTCATTTCATCAAAATCATATTGTGAAGTGACTTCTGTTTCCTTTGCTATTTGATCATCTACTATTGAATCAGAAAATTCTTCAGAATTATAGTTATTTAGAAGATTTTCTATTTCGTCCTTTAGAACCTTTCTATTTTCTTTATTTAACATATATGATTATTTTATTTAATTTTAGTTTCGTACTTGTCAAGTGCTATATTTGCAAATACTTTTATTTGCTTAACAGCTTCAATGTTTTCATACATAACATCATTTAAACCTTTAATATACATATCAAATGTTTCGTTTACTTCAAACATTTGAGAAGACATTGTGTTCTTTAAAATGTTATCTTTATAATCATACCCCTGATTTAACAGACGTTCTTTTCTTGAAAATGTTTTTCTATATATGCTATTTCTTGTCATCTTCTAATACGAGTGGTCTCGGTATAATTTTTTTAATTTGTATATTTAATGCACCAAGGGTTTCATCAGATATGCCTTCATTATATTCATTTCCATATCTATCTTTAAATCCACCTTGAACAATTGGGAGCTGATATTTAGTTCCTATTATATCATTAAATTCATCTAGTCCAAGCGATCCTTTGTAATTGGGATCAAGTATGTGTGCAGTTTCGTTTTCTTCACCAACAATGGCTACAGAAACGGAGTCAACGCCATTAATGTCTTCTACTACTCTAATTATATCACTTTTTGGTACTCTACTTCTTCTTTTATTAGAAACAAAATAATTTCCTACATCATCTATTATATCTCTTTTAATAACCTCTGTTGCTACATCATTAAATGCAACAATGCTTATATTTAAAACATATTTAATTATTTCAGGATCTATTATTTTTACATCAGTAGATATTAATTTAGAACCTGTCTTATCTAAGTATCTTAAAAGTTCATTTTTTTGATAATTGTTAAACTTAAATTTAGAAGGATCTATTGTAAAATAATCTTGTCCAGTATTAAATAATTTAGAAACATCTGGTATTAAAAATAAATTTAACATTCTATTATCGTTTTCATCTAAGAATACGTTTATCATTGAAAATAATTTTAAACGATATAAAATTGCTTCATAATGATCTATATTAACTAGTGCAAAACTTTTAGATTGCTTTGGTGCAAGTAGCCTAGTTAATTCAGAGTCTTCTGGGTCTGCTCCAAAGTTAGGAGACTGTGTAGTTGTTACTGAAATATATTCATTTAAATCAACTTCGTTTCCTATTAGTGTGAATCCAGTTTCTTCCCATTCAAATTTAACCTGTGATGCAGTTAGCGTTTGAATATTACCAGAAGCACCGCCATTTATTAAATATTCTACGTTTATTTGAGATCCTCTCTTTGGTATTTTTCCAAAATAATCATTTCCAAAATAAATATCTACACCACTAGTGACTCCTGTTTTTACCATATATGCCTTTTCATTTTTAGGCATATCTAATATTGAATCATATCTTTTCCACTTTTCACCGTTTACAAATACGTCTACTAAATAATTATCAACGAAAAAGTTTTGTGGTGAAGAAACGGTTATGCTTTCTGTTGAAATACCCCTAGCAACAAACGTTTGATTTTCTATTATTCCCTGTTGTATATTTAACTTAACACCATTATCTACTCCTTTCATTGAAAATTTAATATTATCCTGTGGCATTTTAATAACATAGTTTAATCCATTATTCACACATTTTAATTTAGTTAGATTTGGAATAAGAACTATATCAAAGTCTGCCTCAAGTGAATTAGAATTAGTTGAAAAAGAAACTTCTCCACCAGCAGATATTGCTCTACTTGGATTATGGCCAGCTATTTGTGATAATGAATAAATTGATGAAACCCTTGTTGCATCAATCATGCTTAATTCTGTTATAGAATCTTCTATATAATAAAATATAAGTTGAGATAGGTTTTCTATAACGATTATAATTTGACCAAAGGGGCTTGCCGCAGTAAATACCTTTAAGCTCTGTTTAAATTTAGTTGTTAAATAAGAAACAGTATCTTTAAGTATATCGGTTATCGCAATATTTAAAGTTTTAAATATTTTAAAGTCAGAAGAAGATGTTGCCATTTAAAAAATCTTTTTTTTATTTATCTTTTTATTTTTATTTAGTATAATATAAAGCAGTTAGTGTAAATATATTAATAAATAATATTGCTGGGAAGGCGGTGTGGGTTACGCGAGCCTTATTAATATAAATGATCAAAGGTTTGGCGAGAGATAAAGACTTGCTAAGAAGGGGTTCGATTCCTCTCTCCCAGCAAAATATTAATCTATGGGGGATTAGCTCAGCTGGCTAGAGCGCCTGCCTTGCACGCAGGAGGCCATTGGTTCGACTCCGATATCCTCCACTAAATGCTCCGTTCGTCTAGGGGTTAGGACGCCAGGTTTTCATCCTGGTAACAGGGGTTCGATTCCCCTACGGAGTACTAATAATGGATTGGTAGTTCAGTTGGTTAGAATACTTGCCTGTCACGCAAGGGGTCGCGAGTTCGAGTCTCGTCCAGTCCGCTTTTGATTTTTTTAATTATGAAAAGCAATAAAATAAAATATAAAGTAAATAATTTTTACAAAAAAAGAAACTTGTGGAAAACAATTAGTTGGAGAACCATAAGTTTAATATTAAGCTTTATCATAGGTTTTTTAATAACTGGTTCACTTGAAGCAGGTGGCGTATTTGCCATATTTGATTTTTTAATAAAATCTATAATATATTATGCACATGAAAGATATTGGAATAATTATACAATAAAACGTATACGAAATATTAAACAAAAAAGAAAGAAAAGAAAATAATGGGAGACTTTGTTAAAGAAATTACAGAAATGTTTTGGGGTGAAACTACCTTAGAGATGGGATTTATTAAATTTTTTATTACGTTTGTCCTTATTTTTGTGGGAATAAAAGCATATGTTTATCTTATAGATGGAAATAAAAAAAACAATAAGTAAAATGGGGGCGATTTGGCTTTGACAGCAATGTTGAAGTAATAAGTTCAGCTATGGGTGATGGCCTACATCGAAACCTTAGCCGGAAACGCTGAGTATGCAATGGCAGCCTAGTTAGACTAGTTGTTTTGCACATCGTATTGTTGAGCATGCTTGTAAACAATTAAGATGTAAAAGGAAGCACAAGAGGTGAAAGGCGATGATACTTAGACCATGAACCACCTTAAGAGTTCTAATACTCGCTATCTGTTTTGGAAGTTTAAGAAAACTTATCCTATGGCTGTAAGTATAATTTATTATGAATCTTGACTGGACACGGGTTCGATCCCCGTCGCCTCCACATTTATTAATATAATGAAAAAAAAGAAATACCATATAATTTATAAAACCGTTTGTAAAATAAACAATCGCTGGTATATAGGAATGCATTCTACATATAACATAGATGATGGATATTTGGGTAGCGGAACAAATTTAAAGGAATCTATATTACAATATGGAGCAAATAATCATATTAGAAAAATACTATTTTCAACCGATACTAGATTACAATTACAGAAAAAAGAAAAAGAAATAGTTTGTTCTCACTTAATAAGAGATCCTCTTTGTATGAACATAATGCCTGGTGGAAAAGGAGGATTTCCATATGAAAATAGACCTGATTTACATAAGAAATTTTATATGGCAGGAAACGATGCATTTAAAAAAAGAATAGCAACTGACCCTGAACTAAGAAAAAGATATCAGGGATATGCAAAAGATGCACTTAGAAAGGCCATTAAAAGAGGAACTTTAAAAACTCCAGATTGGAATGGAAGAAAACATTCTAAAGAAACTAAAATAAAAATAGGAGAAAAAACAAAAATTCATCAACTAGGAAAAGGAAATTCTCAATATGGAACTATGTGGATAACCAATGAAATAATAAGCAAGAAAATTAAAAAAGGAAGTCGTATTCCAAATAATTGGAGAGCCGGAAGGGTTATGAAATTCATCAAATAAAATTCAAAAATATAGTTTTGTGCAGACTATTTTACTATAAGTTTTTAATTATTGCGATAACAATATCTCTTTTTATACTAGAAATAGAACACAGGGTGTAATTTATGTTTTTTTATAAAAAACGTCTTATAAATTACAATGATAGGTTAATCTATTTAAGCTTAAAAAAAAATAATAATTTAAACTATGGATAAGATTTTTGGAATTATCAAAGGTTTCCTAGGAGGAGTAAGTGAATTACTAATGACACTGTTAACAGTTGGAGTATTGGTTCAAGTGCTTTTTGGAGGTGCAGTATTTGGCATCGACGTAGTAGGAAACGTAACTGCACTAATTGAATCGCTTGGAAATTCAGGATTTGTTGGACTTCTAGCAGTGATTGTTTTAGTCAAGATACTTGATAAAAAATAATTAATCATTAAAAATACCTAAAAGCCTTCGTAAGAAGGCTTTTTTTATGTTTTAATTTTCTTATAAATAATAAAAAATATTCGTTTAGTGTATAATAGTATAGATAATAAATTCATATATGATAATACTAATATTGGCTTTACCTTTCAATTTTTCTCTCCTAAGACACGAAAAAAATTAGCTGGAAAACTTTCTAACTATTTAGGAATGACAGTATTGCCTTCTAAGTCTCATAAGAAAATAAAATTAATAGATGAAACACTTTATGTATCCCCTGATTATTCAGGAGGACATAAAATGAATAGAATAGACACATGTATGATGCCATATCATGAGGCTATTCATATAATGTTAAAATGTATGAATTTTATAAATGAATACGGTTTTACAAATAGTAGATCTAATATGAATATTAAGCTATCTTTAAATGAGATGGATTTAAACTTAAAACATAAGGTGCCTAATTTAAATGTTTTTAAATACATATTAACCTTAAATGAAAATCACATATTTAAATGGTGGCCTTCTACTGCATCTGAAAAAGAAAAAATACACCAAAGTAAAGCAATTTTTCTTTATCCAAAAACATTATATTCACATAGATTGACCTCGTCTTTACTAGAAAGAGTAAATCCACTTGAATATAATTTTCCAAAGTCTTCTCATTTCGGAAACGATTTTTCTAAACTACAAGACGGATACATATCGGTCAACTATGCTGGAGGAAAAGATTATCAAAAAAAGAAAGAAGAAGCTATTAGTCTTATAAACTATACCGCTAAACATACATATTCAACTTTAAAGAATAATTGGAGCTATGGAATTGATGAAAAAAGAGAAATTTCAAAAGTATTAGAAAAATATCAAAACGCAATAGATAGTACTAAAACTTATCCCATATTTAAACATTCTTATCCAGATATAAAAATATATGTAGATCTAAAAAGATTAGATTATTTAATTGAGTCTAATTATACCACTATTCGTAATAAAATATTTCAATTAATAGCCTGTTGTGAAATGAAAGATGCTACTATAAATTATGATACAGAAAGAAAAAGAGTACAGGTGAAGGGTGCAAATATTAAAAAAGGGTTTTCTTTAAATGAAATAGATTTCTTTGATTGTAGAATAGAAGCAGATTTAGCTGAATGTTTAATAGAATCATGCATTATTCGCAACTCTACATTAAATAATTGTAAAATATATTCTAGTAACAATATAAAATATTCTAAAATATTTAAAGGATCATATGATGGTCACTTAAATGAGATAAGATCATCATATATTGATGCAAATCCTGATCACATGATTAATGCAGAATTAGAAAATTGTATAGTTTTAAATGGCAATTTTTCACAAAGATCCACAATAGATAATAGCACAGAATTGATAAATAACGATTAACTTAATTGTTTATTGAAATAACCTACCTGTATCATAATAAATAAATCAAAATAGTTAGGTTAATCAATGGCCATATATTCTAAACTTTCAAACGTACGAAAATTAACTAATTCTAGTTTAAATGCAATTATAGATGTATCGAACTTAAACTTTACTGATATTGCTAATGCTACATTAGAATTTTTAAACAATGTTTCCTATAATGAGGAAACCAATTCAATTAATAATTTATTTGAGCTTAATACTAATTATATTAACATAAGTGAAGAGCTAAATGTTACACTAAATGGCGTATCCACATTTAAGATAGACTCACAGGGAAGAGCCGAAGGTAATTCATTTTTAGTACAAGTAGCAGAAGCAAAAAGATATAGACATACTGATTTTCCAAATTGGCCCGATGAAGGAATAGTCGGTGAGATAATTTATACAGGAATACAGAACTATAAGCCTGAATTCGGTGAAGATTTCATAGGATACCTTGATGGAAGAGGATGGGTGAGTTTAACACAGGGTTCTAATATAACTACAAACGTTATTACATTAGAAACATATGACGTGGGAAGTCCTCCACTTGGTCCACCAGCAGTTGTTGGAAGTGGACTAGTTTGGGTAGGTCCTCCTGGAATGGAAACTAGTATGAGTCCAAGTACTCAAACTTTATATTTTACAGATGAACACAGTGAAATATTTAATTTAATAACTGGAGCATGGGAAGTAGATGGAATAGATGCAGTTTTAAAAGTAGAAGGAAACGTTTTACCTAATCCATCTGGAACCGCATTAAATATATTAGGAAGCGACCCAAGTCCATGGCAGGGTTTATTTTTAGATAATCAATTTAGATATTCCAATGGCAGTGAAGCTAATAATTATGTTTTAACGTGTGATGAATTTGGTAATGCAACATGGGCGCCATCGAGTGGTGGTGGCGGTGGCGGATGCAATGGATCCTTTGCAGCTGTTAGAAATTTTGTTGCCACTGTTCCAAATACCATTACCCATAGTTTAGATTCAGATGATATAGTTGTTCAATTAATAGATACAAACACTGGAGAATTAATAGAGGGAGACATTAGCAATTATACCGCTAACACGGTAGATATAACATTAACTGCTACAATTAACGATGTTAAAATAGTAGTATTATCAGCCGGCGGTGGATGTGATCCAAGTGGAGACGGAGACTGGGTAATATTAGGTTCACCTGGAATGGATCTTCAAATGGGAGTACCGGGAACGGTTCTTCCCTGGGCAGATGATTTCAATGACCTAGGAGAGCCTACACTAAGATGGAAAGATATTTACTTAGGTTCTACTATAGATTTCCTTACAACGCTTGATATAGACAACAATGGTACTACTATTATAAAAGTAAACGCGGACGGTGCGGAATTTGAATCAGATATGTCAGCTTCATATAATGATAGGTCGATTGTTGATAAAGAATATGTTGATCAGATCATAGGAGCGCCAGCCAGTGTAATAGATGTATTTGCAACTGGAGATAGCGATTATAATGGAACTGCATCGACTCCAATCGGTTCATATAGTGAAGAGGTAATATACATAGTTGAATTTCAAAATAATAATATTTCTACTTCTCCACAAGACACTACTTTAGAGATAGATGGTCTTGGTGCATATTCCATTGAAAAAGGAACAATTAATGGATTTGAACCAATAGAACCAAATGATATTATAGCTGCAATAAGTTATTATTTACAATGGGATGGAGTTAGATTTCAATTTTTTACAAGCAGCCCTGATAGTTCAAATGATTTAACATATACTAATTTAAATCAAACTACTGCTACAATTGGAGGAATACAGGCCGGTAGTACTTTTAATAATCAAACAATTAAGCAAATGTTCGACGCCCTTCTTTATCCTTATCAAATGCCATCTGTAGGTTCATTATCTATTGGTGGACAAGGAACATCATTAGAAGTTGGTGATACTATAATCGGTGGAAATAGAACATTTACATGGGCAACTAGTTATTCTGCAAACGTTGCACCAAACACTATGATAATAAAAGATGTAGAAACATCTAGTGTTTTAGGATCAAATTTAGCTAATGATTTTAGTGAACTTTTAAATATCGGAGGAAGCATAACTAAAACAGCTATTGATTTAGGATCATCTACTTCAGATAATTATAAATGGAATATAACAGGATTAAATTCAAATAATGGAACTTTAGGATTTTCAACATTTACTGTAACTTGGAAATGGAGAAGATATGTTGGTAAGAGTACTAATATAATATTAAACGAATCGGAGATAGAAGCATTGAGTGTAAATAGCGATTTAGCAACGAGTTTAAATGGTTCTTATTCATTTGCAGGTGGCGGCGGTGATTATAAGTTTTTCTGTATTCCAGAAACATGGCCGCAACCTACATCCTTTATAAGTGGAGGTTTCCCAACAGCAATGGCAGATGGAAGTACACCTTCTTCTTCTTCATATGTACTTGGAACCGGAACATATAAATATATGGAAGTATCTGTAACTAATAGCGCAGATATTCCACAAACAATAAAATATAGGGTATACAGAACGTTAAATACACTTAATGGCCCCGTAACCGTTATAGTTAGTTAAAAAGAATGAAAAGAATGTATAAAATAAATAATAAAAATAATTAAAGAATAACATGGCATTTCAATTTGGACAACCGTACATAGATCCACATAATGGACAAGGATATGAAGACGCATATGGTAAAATAATATCCTGTTTTATGTATTTCAGATCAAAAGACAATACTCCATGCGCAAGAATTCGCGCTAACATATATGGAAGTCAAGAACAGATGGAACAAAATCGTCAACCTGTTGATACTGTTGAAAAAATAAT